AATGTGTCTAATCATATTCACGCGGAAATTGATTCCTATAATGCTGGTACTGGTGCTATGGTTGCAACTGTTACGGATACCGAAGGTTCGGGTACTTATTCTTCTTGGATTGTGAATCTTTCTGGTGCGGTCGGTTCTCAGGGTCCGCAGGGCATACAGGGAATTCAGGGTCCTGCTGGTCCTCAAGGTATTCAGGGTGATGTTGGTCCTGTTGGTCCTCAGGGTCCGACTGGTGCTACTGGACCGATTGGTCCGCAGGGACCTCAGGGTGATACGGGTCCACAGGGACCCACTGGTCCTACTGGGGCTACGGGGGCTACAGGTGCTACTGGTGCCACTGGGGCTACTGGTGCTACAGGTCCGCAAGGTCCTGCTGGTGACTGGACGACTGTTCAAACTGTTTTGAGTGTCGGGGGAAGCCTTTCGTTGTCTCCCACTGCGGTCGGGGTTTTTCACAATGTGACGGCTGCTGCAACGATAACACTTAATACGGGAACGGCATTTAATATTGGTCAGTCTTGTGATTTTTTGCGTACTGGGGCTGGTGCTGTCTCGTTTTCTGCTGGTGCTGGGATTACGCTGTATTCAACGCCCGCAACATCCCTTAGGGCGGTTGGTTCGGCGGCAACGCTGATGTGTATTGCCCCTAATGCGTATGCCCTGATGGGGGACCTTGGTTAATGCCGACTCACAGAGGGCTTTATGCTGGCGGTGTAGCACTCCCTCCTACCGTTGTGCCGCAAGCAGCAACTAACTTTAATCAGGACCGCTGCACCTTTTCCGCGTTTGTCTCCGCCAATTTGCATGACACCACGGTTTATTTTGACTACTCCACCAGTGCCTCGTTTGCTTCTTTTTCAACCGTGACACATTGGGTCACGGTTACTGGAAGCAACTATTACGCATACTATAATGCCAGTGGGTTGCTGAATAACACCACCTACTATTACAGGTGCAGGGCTGTTAATGCAGCGGGGACAACCATTGGGGCAACAAACTCTTTTACTACTTGGTCTTTGAAAACCTACACAAATACAACTTCTGGTTCTTGGTCTTTGAGTTTGCCGTCCATTACACCGTATCTTGATAACGCGATTGCTCCTGTTGTTTATGAAATGTTGCTGTACGGCGGCGGCGGGGGAGCCAACTATGGTGGCGGCGGTGGTGGTGGTTACCGACTGTTTTCCTCCCATCAATCTTCTGTTGGGGGAACACAAACCATTAGCGGCTCTGTCGGTGGTGGTGGTGCCGCAGGCAACGGTGGTGTTGGTGTTGGTACTGCCACCTCTGGTGGAAGTACGACACTAATTATTGGGTCTACTAGTTGGACTGGCGGAGGTGGCACCGCTGGCGAACATCCTGGCTCCTGTGGTGCGCCGAATGGTCGTGGTGGTACTGCTGGTTCTGGTTCAAACCCATCCAACCTTGGCGGTACAAATGCATATGGTTGGTATAAGGTTTGTTCGCAAAGTTTTGTGTGTACCAGCGTTGACAAAAACGGAGCCTGCAACGGTGGGTATTATCAAGATAACTATTGTTGGGATTGTGGATATTATGCTTGCGGCGGTGGCGGCGGCACCGATGGTGGTGGCGGCAACGCAACGGGACACAACTCTCCTTCTCAGGTAGGCGGAAACGGTGGTGCTGGTGGCGGCGCATACGGTTTGCGTGGCGGCAACGGCGGCGGAGGCTATGGAACGCAGGGGAATGGTTCTGCTGGCGGTTTTACTGTTGGCTCTGGAACAATTGTCGGTAGTGGTGGTTCCCATTTTGGTGCTGGTCTTGCTGGTGGCATCACCTTCAAGTATTATGGTCCGTGAGGTACTATGAAAACAAATAATTTTTCTTTGGATGTTTTGGAAACCCATCGCGCATTTTATCTTTTGGATAAACTGCCCAAGTTTTCAGACAATGTTGTCGCCTATGTGTCAACTGGCAATGGCAATGAGGAAGTTGACTTTGTTGACTTTTTCAAAATGGCTGATGGTTCAATTCTTGCCGCTTGGAAGCATCCTACTGAAAAACTTGGTTTGCAGAATTTGGTTGTTGAAGCGGATGGACAGTCACAGATTTTGAATTTGTATCCCGTGGAACGGGTTTTGAACATTCTGAACAAAAAATTGTCGTCAACTAATGGTGTTTTCTATTTTTCTCCCTCTAGGGAAATTGCCAATGGAGATTGGCGATGCGATAGGGGTTCTTTTGGTGTGCGACCGTTTGAACAGGATTTTCCTCTTCCCGTTCTTTCCAATGTTTCTCAGGTTGTTGTTTATGAGTCTTTCTTTTCTGTTGCTGGAGTGGGACACATTTTCTATATAGAGTTTACGCACGAAGAGTTTGTCCTTAAGGAAAAGTTTGAGAATCTTATTGTTCCAGTTGCTGGAAAAACGCTTCAGGAAGTTTTGAGGCTTGTTTGGGAATGGAAATTGTTTTACGGAAAACCTTTTTATGCGGATGATGAGGCTGCTGTGCTGGCTGATTCTTTTTGGCGTTTTATGCAGTTGACCGAAATGGAGATTCAGGTTTTGGATTCTTTGCCGCCTATGCATATACACAATTTTTTGCATGGTTCCACAAATGCTCGCACCCAGCCAAATAATCTTGAGGAAACTAGGGCGGAAACAATTGAAATTGTTGCCAGTAGACTTGCCGCAAGTTCTTTGAGTTGGATTGTTTCCCGCAATCCCGAGTTGTGGACTTTGGATGAAATTCTTGTCAAGGAAAACATAGAACTGGAAAATGGTGTTGTGCGTTTCAGGGATTACTACGAGATTCCCGACAGCGTCGCATTGTCTGATGAAAAACGGATTCAGAAATATGCTGCAATTTTCCATCCGAACGAGGGTCCGTATGTGCATAATCAGTTGAATGGTTTCAGGAACAAAAGGTTTGTTCTTGATGCTGTTGCTAATGGAAGAAATGTGTTTGGTGTTTAACAATGGACCTGCAAGCACTGGTTAATGAGCGGGAGTGGCGTAAATGCCGTGGACCCGAAAACCCGACAATGGAAGAACAACTGGAAGCGTTCGCATACTTCTGTGAAGCCTACTGGTACATTAAGCACCCCGAGCAGGGGCGTATCAGGTTTGAGTTGCGTGAAGCCCAGATGGAAACTATGGAAGTTTGGATGTCGGAACGCTATAGTGTTGTTCTCAAAGCGCGTCAGGTGGGGTTCTCTACGCTGGCTGCGGCGTATGCGTTTTGGCTGGTGTTTTTCCGTCCCGACCGTTTTGTTGTTATGCTCTCTAGGACCGAGCGTGAGTCTGTTAAGTTGCTTGCAAAGTCCAAGTATGGTTATAAGTTTCTTCCGCAGTGGATGAAGGAACGAGGACCCAAGCAGGTTACGGACCATCAGCAGAAAATGATGTTTGACAACGAGTCGGGTTTGGAGTCGCTGCCCAGCGGCTCCGACCCTGCTCGTGGTGAGTCTGTGTATTTGGTTATTGTGGACGAATGGGCGTTCTTGCCGAACCCCGAGGAAGCGTGGGCTTCTATTGAACCTATTGCGGATGTCGGCGGACGAGTGATTGGTTTGTCCACCGCCAATGGTTCAGGAAACTTTTTTCACCAGTTGTGGGTTGGTTCACAAACTGGTTCCAACCAGTTTGTGGGTATTTTCTTTCCGTGGTCTGCAGGTGACCGTGACGATGACTGGTACACCGCAAAGTCCCGCAATATGCAGTCATGGCAGTTGCATCAGGAATATCCTCGCTTCCCCGAGGAAGCGTTTGTGAAGTCGGGTAACCCTGTTTTCAATATTGACCTGTTGGATGCTATGCCCACAGCAGAACCTGATATCGGGTATCTTCATGTGTATTCTGACCGCAACTACGAGTTTCGCCATTCGGAAGAGGGTGAGTTGCGGGTGTGGGATTATCCGCGCCCTGATGGTGTGTATGTGATTGGGGCGGATGTGGCGGAAGGATTGTCGTATGGCGACTATTCTTCCGCTCATATTATCAACGCAGCCACAGGCGAGGTGGTTGCCCATTGGCATGGACATATTGAGCCAGACATATTTGGTGAGTTGATGGCTGATTTGGGGTGGTGGTATAATCAGGCGTTGGTCGGCATTGAGTCCAACAACCACGGTTTGACTTCCCTCAAGGCTGCCCAGCGTGTGGGTTACAAGAACCTTTATAGGCAGCGGCGGCTTAATCAGCGTGTGGCTCAGGCTACGGAAACGATGGGTTGGCGAACCACGGTAACCTCCAAGCCGTTGGCTATTGACGAACTTGTCGCCGCCCTCAGGGATGAGGGGGTTGTTTTGTATTGTGACAGGACTATTGCGGAGTTGCGAACCTTTGTTCGCAAGTCCAACGGCAAGATGGGGGGTTCCCCGCATGACGACAGGACTATTTCTTTGGCTATTGCTACGCAAATGTTGAAGTATGTGTGGCTTCCCGAGTATCGGGGGGATGTTTCCGTGCCTAGGAACAGTTTGCTGTGGTGGGAACAGCACCTTTATGACAATGTTGGGGAGAATAAAACGCCGATTGGGGCGCATAATATCCGAAATTCAACCAAAGTTCCGCTTTAATAGAACAATTGTGACACTAGTATGGAAATTTTGCGAATCTCATGCCAGAATTGTGGTACTATGTTCCCAACCGAGGACGGAAAAATGCCTCGGCGGGGTGCAATCTGCTTTAAATGCCATCTTCGTACCGTAAATCTGGGTTTTACCCACGGTAAAGACAATTTTCATGGTCCCACTATCAAGGAGCGTCAGGATAAGATTCTTTCTGATGCTCGTGGGGCGGGTATTAATGCGGTTCCTGCTTCGGAGTATGGGTTCTGATGGATTGGCTGGTGCCTATTGCCGTGGCTGTAATTGGTGGACCCGTTGTGGTCCTGTTGCAGCAGTTGCGTAGGGAAAACACTAGCCAACACGCAGAGTCCCGAGGGATTTTGACGCATATTTTGGATAAAGTTGAAAAGGTTGACGATAAATTGGATAAGCATATTCAGGAAGGACACAAATAATGTTTACTAGGTCTAAGGTTCGTGCGCTTGTTCGTGCGGTTGTGGTTGTGGCTACTGCGTGGGGTTTTGATTTTTCTGCGGAGCAGGTTGCGGCTATTCAGGTGGCAGTTGAGGCTGTCCTTCAGGTTGTTTTCAAGGACGAAAAGTAAAAACTAATGGCTAGGAAAACGCAGGCGGATAAACTCAAGGAGTACCGTCAACACATTGAAGCGTCCAAGAAGTGGCGCAAAGAGGAAGGGTTTGACGCTGATTGGCGGCGTTTCCTAGACCTTTACAAGGGCAAGCATTATGACCAGTATTCCGACACCGATAGGATGCTGATTAACATTTGTTTCTCTACTGTCAATGTTATTGCCCCTGCTGTTGCGGTTAACTATCCGAAGATTACGGTTAATGCTGTCAGCCCCGACAATGCCGCTAATGCGGTCATTGCCGAGGCGGTTGTTAACTATTGGTGGCGTTTCAAGGATATTCGTTCCGAGTTCCGCCGCGCAGTTAAGGACCTGCTTATTTTTGGTCATGGCTGGATTAAGACGGGTTACCGTTTTGTTGAGGAAGAAGAACTTGGCGGATATGATGACGGGGACATTTCGGACCCCGTGTCGGGTGGCGAGGTGGCTACTACCACTGTTGTCACTCAGGATGCGCCGTTTGCGGAGCGTGTGTCCCCGTTTGATATTTTTGTTGACCCCGATGCAACCAGTATGCATGATATCAAGTGGATTGCCCAGCGTATTCGCCGTCCCATTGCGGAAGTGAAGGCTGATAAGCGTTACTCCAAGGCTGCGCGTGAGGATGTTCAGGTTATGGCTGTTGCCCGCTACAGCGATGACCCGTCCCGCCGCAAGGTGTATGACAAGAATTATGGTTATGCCGAGGTGTGGGAATACTATTGTGTCACTTCTAGGACGATGTGTGTTTTCACCGAGAACGGTGAAAACTTCCTGATTAAACCGATGCGGATGCCGTATGCTTTTGGTCATCCTTTTAGTATGTTGCGTAACTATGATGTTCCTGACCAGTTTTATCCGATTGGTGACCTTGAGCAGATTGAACCGCTTCAGCGGGAACTGAATGAGACCCGTTCGCAGATGATGAACCATCGTAAGCGGTTTGCGCGAAAGTATCTCTATAAGGAGTCGGCGTTTGACCAGTATGGTCGTTCTAGTTTGGAGTCGGACGAGGACAATGTGATGGTTCCTGTGGTGTCTGATGAGCCGCTTGGGTCGGTTGTTGCACCGTTCCCAGCGGTTATCAACCCGCCCGAGTTTTATGACCAGTCCAACCTGATTATCAACGACATTGAGCGTATTACGGGTCTGCCCGAGTTTATGACGGGTGGACTTCCCGAGATTCGCCGTACCGCCACCGAGGTTTCCGCCATTCAGGATGCCGCCAACGCCCGCACTGCGGACAAGTTGGCGATTGTGGAAATTTCCATTTCAGAAGTTGCCCGCCGTCTTGTTATATTGGCTCAGCAGTATATGACTGGGGAGCAGGTTGCCCGCCTGATTGGCAAGGACGGGGAGCCTGTGTGGGTTAACTTTGACCGCGAATATCTTGAGGGCGAGTTTGACTTTGAGGTTGTTGGCGGGTCCACCCAGCCCCACAACGAGGCTGTGCGCCGTCAGACCGCCCTTCAGGTGGTTGACGCTATGGCACCGTTTGCTGGGGCTGGAATTGTTAATATGCAGGAACTTGCGGCATATGTTCTTCAGTTCGGGTTTAATGTTAAGAACCCCGAGAAGTTCTTGTCCGCGCCTCCTGCCCCTATGCCTGAGCAGGGTCAGATGCCTCCCGAACAGGAAATGCCGATGGGGGCAGAGGGCGGTATGCCGCCTATGCCCCCGATGGTTTAGAACAACTTTTATATATATAGAGCAACCGTCTAGGACTCTAGGAGAAAATTTTTATGAGCGAAGATATCGCACCCTCTGTTGATGCGGAACCCACTGTTGGGTCACCCGATTCCAGCGAGGTTACTACAGCATCGGATTCATCCATTCTGGACCTTGACCAGTATTCCTCGTATGAGGTGCCAGTCAAGATTGATGGTGAGGAACTGAGAGTTCCGCTTTCTGAGGCTATTGCTGGTTATCAGCGTCAGGCGGATTATACCCGCAAGACGCAGGAGTTGTCGGAGCAGAAGCAGGCACTTCAGTTTGCTGCTACTCTACAGACGGCTCTTGAGAACAATCCAGCCGCTACGATTGACCTGCTTTCTAAGCATTACGGCATCAGCCGTGCTGAGGCGCAGGACATGGTGGATTCTATGGACTCCTACGAGGACATGGACCCAGTGGAGCGGCGGATGCGTGAACTGGACCAGCGTATCGCCCAGTTTGAGGAGTATCAGTCTCAGCAGCAGATTGAGCGAGAGATTTCTCGTCTTAAGTCCACATATGACGATTTTGATGCCAATGAGGTTGTTCAGACCGCTCTGCGGACTGGCATAGCCGATTTGGAGGCTGTTTACAAGCAGATTGCTTTTGATAAGTTTATGAAGCAGAAAGACTTGGAGCGTAAAGCCGCTGAAACGCAACAGGCGAAGGAACAGCAGGTTCTTGAGTCTAAGCGTCAGGCGGCGGTTGTTGAAGGTGGCAGTTCTGCCACCGCCAACACTACGACAGATTCTTTTGAGCCGATTACGAGTCTGAGTGAGGCTTGGGCTGCCGCCAAGCGTTCCATGAACGCAAACTTTTAATATCCAAACATTTACCTAAGGAGAAAATAAAATGGCTGGAAACCCCAATTTTGATGCACTGCTCTCAACGACAATTGCGAACTACCGCGACCAGTTGACGGACAATGTGTTCACGGCTCGCCCGCTGACCTACCACCTGATGAGCAACGGTCGTATCCGTATGCTTAATGGCGGTACGAAGATTGTTGAGCCGCTCATCTACGGTCAGAACAGCACCGTGAAGTCCTACTCGGGTTACGACACCATCTCGCTGACCCCGCAGGACGGCATCTCTGCCGCCGAGTACGAGTGGAAGCAGTACGCTGCCTCTATCGCAATCTCGGGTATTGAGGAGGCAAAGAACAACGGTGAGCAGGAAGTCATCAACCTGCTTGAGGCGAAAATCATGCAGGCTGAGGAGTCGCTCCGCGAGGGCTTCAACCAGATGTTCTTCGCTGACGGCACTGGCAACGGTGGCAAGGACTGGAACGGTCTTGGCAACCTCGTTGAGGCTGGCAACACCGTTGGCGGCATTAACGCCCTCACCGACACTTGGTGGAAGTCCTATGAGGAGAACACCGCTGGTGCGCTTACGCTGGCTCAGATGGCGACTGCATACAACTCGGTGTCGGTTGGTAACGACCACCCCGATATGCTGCTCACCACTCAGACCCTGTTTGAGAAGTACGAGTCGCTGCTTCAGCCGCAACTGCGTTACACGGACACCAAGACCGCTGATGCGGGCTTCCAGAACCTCCTGTTCAAGGCTGCCCCCGTCACCTATGATGTCCACGCACCCGTTGGAACGATGTTCTTCATCAACTCCAAGTACCTGACGCTGGTCGGTCACTCTGGCAAGTGGTTTGAGAACACCCCGTTCGTGCGTCCTGAGAACATGGATGCCCGTTACGCACTCATCATGTGCTACGGCAACCTGACCATCAGGAACCGTGCCAAGCAGGGCAAACTGACGGCTAAGACTGCCTGATAGTTTGCAGTTTGATGGGGGGCGGGATTCGTCCCGCCCCCCATTTCTGTTAACACAACATAAAGGAAAAACAAAATGCCGAAAAAGAGAAACCCTTTTGATGATAGACTTAATCCGATGCCGCGTCCCGGCATGGCGATTAAGAAGGCTGTGGCTGGTCAGGCACTGAAAAAGAAGGCTGCCGCCAAGTCTGCTGTCCGCAAAAAGGGTTACCGCTGATGGCAGCCAAAAAGCGCAAGCCAGCCATTGAGGGAAAAACTCGTGGTGCTGGCAACTGGGGTGACGAAACAGTTGGTTTGATTGTTACTGCACTTCGTGGCGTAAAAGGTAAAGCCAAACAGAAGCAGGCAGAGCGCATTATGGAGAAGGCTAAGAAAGCGTCTGGCTATTCTTCTAATCGTCTTTACTATGAAAATGCTGCTCAGGCAAAGATTGGCAAGATTTACAAACTTGAGTCACGACTGAGCGGTCAGCAGGCTAGGTCTATGACTTATCGCCGCAAAAAGGGATACCCACGCTGATGGCTGCTGGGAAACGCAAACCCGCTATTGAGCGTCCTGAGGGGGTTTGGGATGATTTGATTATTCCCGTTATAAGAAAGACGATGAAGGGGAGTAATCGGAAAAAAACCATTAGGAAACTTGCCAAACAGTTTGAAAAAAAAGCA